TGTTGACCGCATGCTTGCCATCTCAGAAGCGCGTCGTAGGCTCTTTGGGCTGGACGCGAAGAATGACGATATCATGGCTGGGGTGACGGTGATACGCGAGTATGGCGCGGAGGTGACGAAAGTATGAATTTAGCGCGAATTGATATACAGCAAGCAACCTTGTTTGATGTCCAAGAACTCATCGCTGATATACACGAACAACTCAAGCGTGAGGAAGAACTTGAGCATATTCATCAATTGTCCGGTGATGCTCTTGATGAATGCCGGCATAGACTTGGGCAAGATCTCATCAATCTCAAGAAGATGCTTCCTCATGGTAGGTTTATCCCAGTTGTGCAAAGTGAATTTGGGATGAGCCAATCTACTGCGTGGCGGCATATGGAACTTGTCAAACAGGAACCAAATCATGCGCCGGCGCATGATTTGGGATGGAGTGTTGAGGTTGAGTTGATTTCCGCTCCTGAGCCTGTAATCAAGATGGTGGAGTCAGGTGAAATCAAAACGAGAGCAGAAATCCGAGAGGCTAAGCGAAACGTTGACAACATTCCTATAGCTGTACCTCACATCAGCAGCAAAAATAATGAATGGTACACACCCGCAAAGTATATTGAAGCTGCTAAAGAATTAATGGGCGGGATTGATACAGACCCCGCAAGTTGTGACCTTGCTAATAAGGTTGTCCAGGCATCGAGATATTATGACAAGAACGGGCTTAATCAATCATGGCATGGGCGCGTGTGGCTTAATCCTCCTTATGGCTTTGATGGAGGCACAAGCAATCAAGAGCTATGGTCACGTACGCTTATCGAGCGCTATAAGGCTGGTTTAGTTGCTGAGGCGGTATTGCTGGTTAACGCTGCTGTAGATACTAAGTGGTTTCATCGCCTCTTTGATTATCCTGTCTGTTTAACTCTCGGTCGCATTAACTTTTCAACTCCTGAACCTGTAGCAAATGGCTCCACGCATGGAAGCGCGTTCGTTTACTTTGGGCCAAAGTCTGGAGAGTTTGTTAAGATATTCAGCGAGTTTGGAACGGTGGTGAAACGATGGCAATAGATAGAAACGACTTCGATGCAAATTTGCCATTTGGTCAAATGGGTGAAAGTCTGATTGCAAAATATCTTCGTCGGCTTGGATATATCGTCTTGCCTGCCTACGAAAAAGAGATTGATAATGGCAAGGGGCCGCGTATCTTCTTGCCTTATGGCTATTCAGCAAAGGAGTTAATCACTCCTGATATGCTGGCAAAACGCAAGAAACTTACACTTTGGATTGAAGCGAAGCATAAGAACGCTGCTACGTTCTATCGTAAAAAGCAACGATGGCAAACAGGCATTGATAAGCGGCATTGGCTTGATTATCTTCAGGTTGAAAAGGTTTCAGATTGGCCCGTTTACTTGCTATTCTTGCAGAAGCTTGGCATTATCACGAATGCGCCTCCCGATGTGGAACCATGCCCTACTGGTTTGTATGCCTGTCGTATCACATGCCCAGTAAGCGATGAGGGATTTTATTTTAATCGCTTTACGGGAAAACGCTATGAAATGGTGTATTGGGCAATGAAGGATTTGAAGAAGATAGCTACACTTGAGGACTTACAGCCATGATAGCCGCTCCTGCCACACGCGAAGTCACACTGTCCTACCATCCTCGTGGCAATGCGCGTGCCATCTTCAGCATGCAAGAGCCTGAAATAATTTTGGCAGGACCAGCCGGAACCGGCAAGAGCAGAGCATGGCTTGAGAAGCTGCACCTTGCCTGCCTGCTGCATCCCAACTTACGCGCAAGCATGGTGCGCAAAACACGGCGCTCACTCACAGAGTCTGGCATGGTGACGTACTGGCAGAAAGTCATGCCACAGTACGACGGTGTACGGTGGAGAGCAGCGGACCAGCAGTATCAGTATCGCAACGGCTCTATTCTCGCGGTTGGAGGTTTGGATAAGCCTTCGAAGGTGATGTCGAGCGAGTGGGACATCATCTATTTCCAGGAGGCCATAGAGGGCACTGAAGAGGATTGGGAGTCACTAACGACCCGGTTGCGCAATGGCAAGAACACGTATGCGCAGATCGTTGGCGACGTGAACCCTGGCCCGCCAACGCACTGGATTAAGCAACGCGCAGCCGCTGGTAAACTCTTGTTGCTTGAGTCTCGCCATGAAGATAATCCGCTCCTCTTCGATGCGAATGGCGTGATGACGGCTGAGGGCACGCGCTATATCTCCATCCTGGACGCGCTGACAGGCGTACGCTATTTGAGATTGCGCTGTGGCTTGTGGGCTGCGGCAGAAGGCATGGTGTATGAGCAAAGCTGGGATAGAGCACGCAATGTGATTGCGCCTTTCCACATCCCACCCGAGTGGCCGCGCTACCTGTGGTTTGACTTTGGCTACATCAATCCGTTCGTGTGCCATTGGGTCGCACAAGACCCTGACGGGCGGCTGATTGTCTATCGTGAAATCTATATGACCAAGCGCCTGGTGGAGGACCATTGTGTTGATATCAAACGTGTCTCTCGTTGGGGCGAGAAAGGCGGGGATCCTTTGCCGCGCGCGCTGATTTGTGACCACGATGCTGAGGGCCGTGCAACGCTGGAAAGGCATCTGGGGCTCATGACGACGCCTGCAGAAAAGAACGTCTCAGCAGGTATTCAGGCGATGGATGCCAGGCTGAGATTAGCAGGCGATGGCAAGCCGAGACTGATGTATTTCAGCAACTTGCTCGTTGAACGTGATAGAGACTTAGCCGATAGGAAGCTCCCGACGAGCGTCATTGATGAGCCTGAGAGCTACGTGTGGGATAGGCGGCAAGGGATGAAGCAGGGAGAGCAGCCGGTCAAAGAGTTCGATCATGGCTTAGACTGTGATCGCTATGGATGTGCTCATTTTGACCTGAGACCAGACAGCGTAACCTATTATCGCAATATATGGAGATAAGATGAGAGAATATATCTTATTGCGTGCTATGCGGTACTGTGATATAATGCAGATATCATATAAGGAGGTATCTGCATGGAGGAAAAATCTGAGGTCATTTACTATAAGGATATTGCCTTTAGGCGTTATCCCAACTCAAGCAAGTGGGCTGACCGAAACTACTACGTCCCAAATGCCACACATCGAAAGCGGGGCATTGGCAGATTGCATCAGGAAATATGGAAAGATGCTCATGGGCTTATTCCAGAGGGCTATCACATTCACCACAAGGATGAAAACCCGCTTAACAACTCACTCGAAAACCTTGAGTGCCTATCAATCAAAGATCACAATGCCTACCACGTTTCAACCTATACCGAAGGGGAATTGGCTGAACGTCGAGAATGGTTCAATCGCATACGACCTGCAGCTTCTAATTGGCATGGCTCAGAAGAGGGCAGGGCGTGGCATAAAGAACTTGGACACATGGCCTGGAATAATGTTGAGTATCTTACTGGCATCTGTGAAAACTGTGGTGAAGTGTTTCAATATCCTACGTTGGGCAATAAGAAGCTGTATTGCTCTAACAAGTGCAAATCTGCTTCTCGACGCAAATCGGGTGTCGATAACGAGCAACGCATCTGCGCTATTTGCGGGAGTACATTCACTGTTGACAAATATAGTCGCACCCATTGCTGTTCTCGTACATGTGCTCAGCGTTTGCGAAGAAGCTAAAGAGTGGGACACCGACCGCTATGGCGTTGCCAGCTTCGATCTTACGCCAAACGCGGTGACGTACTACAAGAACATTTGGAGGTGAACAGTGAATGATATAGTTCTTAACTTAGATGGAAAGAAACTCGCAAGGCTGCTCATGGGAACCTTTGAGCCTGTACCACTCACACCACATGAGCAACTGCTTGAAGACCTGGCAAAAGAGTATCACGATAAATGCGATGTCTATGATAGGCGTGTATGCACTGCCATAAGCCCGCGCACAGGGGAGCCCATCCCCGAAAACTTTGATCAGCAAATGGCGATCAATACTAATGCGAGGCACGTCATGGCTGATATTCTGGCCCACTATGGCGTTACACATGAAGCATTGCATAAAGCTATCGTTGCCTATGGACGCAAGTATCGGAGATAGACATGGATAAGCAAACGGCGAGGCAAGTCTTGAGGCGGGTCAATGAACTGCATTTTGATCTTGACCTCATGAAGGAGAAGCAAGAGGAATTGCAGCAAAAGCTTGCACTCTTGAAACGTGAGGACTTCCAGGCCGGGCTTGTCCATGCTGACTTCCTTGAGAATGCCGGTCGCTATGTATTTCTTGATGACTTAATGGGGAGATAAGCTATGGTGACATCGCTAAACCAGTTTATCCCTACAATTTGGGCCGATGCACTCAAGGCATCTCTGGAAAAGCAGCTTCTCCTCAGTAGCTGGCTATGGCGAGAAGAGCACGCGCGGCATGAAGAGCGCATGGCGACAGATCCCGACTATGCGAAGCGCTACGAATTGCGACAGGCAGAGAATGAGGCAATGAGCTACTGGGATGCCTTGTATGACAATCAACTGCCAGAGACAGAGGAGGAAGACGAATGGTGACCTCGCTACAATCCTACCAATCACAGGCCAAGACGCTTGCCCAGGCACCCGTTCCACGAGACGATGTAGAGCGTAAAGAGCAGATGGGCAAAGCGTGGGATGCCTACGTGGGCAAGTTTGCCGATCCGCTCGAAACCGGCAAAGGTGAGATCAACAAGAACGTCAAGCCGAACAAGTGCGCTCCCATCGTCAAGAAGGGCGTCAGTTTCCTCTTCAATGAGATGCTCAAGATCGAGACACAAGAGCAGGATTTCACCGATAGCGTGTGGGGCGACGATGACGAGAAGATGACGATGCTTGCCAAGATTGGCACCAATGGCGGTGTGTTCGGGCAGGTGTTCTTGAAGCTCATCCCGGCTCAGGGCGATATGGACTACCCGCGCATCGTCAACCTGGACCCGCGTATCGTGCGCATCGTGAGCGACCCAGAGGATTGCGACCTGCACCTCGCCTATGTGATCGAATACCCCAAGACGAGCGATATGGAGAAGAGGCAAATCATCGCCCGCGTGGATCCCAATAGCGACCTTTCCATCACAGGTGACTACGACCTTGAGGACACCTGGACGATCACGAACTACACGAAGAAAGGCTCAGCCTCCTATTGGTCGCAAGTTGGCGAGGTGGAGGACTGGCCGTATCCCTTTGCACCCATCTTCACCTGGCAGAACCTCCCCTGTCCGAACGAGTCATGGGGCGAGGCTGATCTAACGGACGACATCATTCACATGAACAAAGTGCTCAACTTCACGATGAGCAACATTAGCGCAATTCTCTACTGGCATGCCCATCCAAAGACATGGGGCAAAGGCTTCAAGGCGTCACAGATGAGCGTGGCCGTCAACGAAACGCTCGTGATTGAAGCCCCTGACGGCACCTTGCAAAACTTAGAAATGCATACCGACCTCGCCAGCAGCCGCAACTTTGCAGAAGATGTCATGGCGCGCATGAACGAGCAATCACGCATCCCCGGCATTGCGCTCGGCACGAACGAACCAAAGGGCAATATCAGCGGTATCGCACTAAAGCAATACTACCAGCCCATCCTGGAAAAGACGACGCTCAAGCAGCGCACCTATGGGAAGGGCATACGTGAGGTGACGCGGGCGGCGCTCGTGGTTGGTGGTAAGCTGGCAGCGACCGCCTATGAAGACTATGAGGTCAAGCTGCACTGGCAGCCGATCTTGCCAACCGATGACCTGGCAGCTGCGCAAGAAGCATTGATCTTAAAGCAGATTGGCGTTTCGCAAGACACGATCATGAGCGGGCTGGGCCTCGATCCTGACGACGAAGCCAAAAAGAGCGCAGATGAGGACCAGAAGAAGATGGTAGCATATAGCCGAGGGCAAGGCATGCCGATACCGGGCAATATGGCGGGCGCGCTCTCGAATATGGCTGGATTACAGCAGGCACAGGACCAGGCAAGAAAGCCAATGCCAGGGCAGCCACAACAGCAGGGAGGGATGAGGCAACCATGAGCATAGCGCAACAATGGGAAAGAGCGAAGGGCCCAAACCATAGGCGGCTTCGTTTAGTCTACGAAGGGATATGCCTATCTGTAGAGGCACATTTCAATCAGGGGCAGCCGCAGAGGAAGTATTTTGTGGATGAAATAACCATGACTTCCTCTGCCATATGTAATTCGTATGTGTCGGAGAAATCCCGGCCAAAGGGGAAAATAAAGATAGCTGTTTGGAATGTGCAAGGGCATTTTGTTGTGAAATTCCACGATAGCAC